CCAAGCCACCCGCAGGACCTACGCATGAATACAACTGCACCTAGTTCCAGTATCGTGTTTCTCAATCGGGCCGCAAAGGTCAAGAGGGTTCTAACCAGCCGGTTACAACCATGCGTCACATCAAGAAAGGCAACAACCGGCCAGAGAGATCCGGGAGCACCCGATCTATTCGCTAGCACACCAGCGAACCTTTGTGTTACGAAGCTTTGAAAGCTTCTCTCCAAAGGTCCAACAGCGCCAGCCCTTTCTCTTCTTCCTCCGAGATAAAATTGTCAGGAACAAAATAAATCCCGGGCCTCTTTCGCCGAAGGAGGCATGACTTCGGGCTAACCCAGCCGACAAAACTGAGGTTAATCTTATAGGGCTGGGCCCTATAAGCGTAGGTCCGACGTACACAACCGCAGGACGGATTGTATGCGTCTCTCTTCATCCCACCATCTCTACCGTGCTCCCAAAAGAAACTCCTCAAAGCTTCGATTTCAACGGTATTTGGCTCTCCACGCATAGCCAAAAGTCTTTCGTTACGTACCTGCCTCTCCGTGGGAAGAGGTGTGAATGCACGGTAACGAAAGCCCCTCTCTCTAAGATAAGAGGGGTAGGTCTGATGACCTAACTGGGACGGAAGGAAACCCCAGCGACGACCGATACGCGCCCTCTGGTACGCGTCCACAAACTGCGGAGAAACCTCGCAGGCCTTGGCCATGTGAAGCATCCCCCCAAAATCGGTCGTCGCTCCACCTCTCCTAAGATGACGTACCACACGCCATTTTCCTCTTCTGAACAAAAAAGCAGTAGAATTAACTTCTACTACAGTTTGTGCCCGTATTGTCTTGTCATCATTGAGTCGGTATCCATAAGGATAGTCCTGCATGGTGACAGCTCGTGAGGCAGAGATGACGCAGTCATCCCCATTCACGAGTATACGCGCCCCTTCGTCAAACCTTGAAGCCCAACGGGCCGCAAGATAAGAATGAAGGCAAAGAAGAGGAAAGGAGAGGTAGCTCCCCATCATCTGTCCGTGCCTAACCCTACGAATCACACCCTCGGAGTCCCTAAACAGAGGGCTCAAAGAATTACGTGCTAACGCGCGCACGCTCCGAGGTATCTTCACAGAAGTGAAGAAAAGTGAATCGAGGATTGCCTCGCTCACGTCATGAGCAAGGCCGTCGGTGGCATTTACCAAATCTACCGAAGTTTGGTAAGCGTTACGACAGACAGATGTAATCCGCTCTTCGGTCGGAGGACCGCAAAGAAGCCAGTTCTTTCTGCACAACTCCTTATAAAGGAGCTTATGAAGTGGCGCAAGGAGGTCAATGGACTCATCAAAAATGAGCAATGGCCTCCTTTTTCCAGCTGACTGGACTTCTTTGTACCGAGCCCAAAACAATGGAACCTCTTCCATTTCTTGGGTAGTCTTGGTAAAGAACTCTCCCCTTCGACAAGCCCAGAGGGCATCGGCTCGGCCTTTACAGAACCGAGCAGTGGAATTGGGCAAATGCTGGCCGACGAAGCTAGCATAAGACCGATCCCAACCAGAAGGGAAGATTCGAGAAACCTCGCTCTTTACAAAAGCGAGGTACTCGGCGGATGAGGGAGGGGGTTTAGAGACCGCGTTCCGCTCCCATAGGGAACGCGGTGACGGAGTGTGCCGAACACAACCAGGTGGAAGGTTGCGCTTCAAAGAAGAAAGGCCATGAGCCAAAGCCCATCGGTCATTCCGGCATAGTCTTTGCAGGTTACAAAGACCGTCTTTCCCACGAGACGCTTGACGGCGTGGGAATTCTACAGAGGTCCGCTCCTTACCCTGTAGAAGAAGAAAAGAAAGGAAACGTCCTAAATCAGCAGGATCGCTGTCCGGAAGTTCAGAATACGGAATACCGTATCTAACCCGAAGCAACAGCATCCCGTTGTGGATTGTTTCCTTGACACCTCTAATGCTCTGAGAGCAAGAGAAGCATCGCTTAACCTGTAAACCGCTGGCGGAATTATTACAGGGGTGGGTTACGCCCACTACGCGGCTACGCGTTGAAAGCACGACCATCCTGACCAGAGCCGAAAGGCGGGTAGCAGGC